CAAAATAAGAACCTTGGTCAACAGTCATAGTTATTTGGTCATCTGCTAATACTTGTGTATCAACTGTTTGACCTCTAGCATAATCTTTAACTGTGATTGTAGGCTCTTTAATGATCTTTACTGTGTCACCAAAGTTTTCGATCTCTCCAGCGTAATCAGTGTTAGTTATATCTTCTACCACTGATGCTCTTCTGAAGAACTTCTGAACTTTCTGACTAAAGATTTGTGGAGTAAAATTACCTTGTGCAAGGTTTTGATATCCACTAGCGTTTGTAAAAGCCATAATGCTTCTCCTTGTTTATTTAGTTAGATTGTTATCTTTGTTCAATCCTACCTTCTAAACGTGCAAGGTCAATCTCCTTTTCAAATTTTTCAAACTCATGAGGTTTCAATTTAGAAATCTCACTTGCTGTCCAAACTTTTTTCTTTGGCGTATCAGAATCAGTACTCTTTCTAGTTTTAGAAATTGCTTTAGCAGCTTCTTTCTTAACATCCTTTTCTTCTTTCTTAGTTAGTTTACTTAAACCACGATCCATTTTATATAGATCAATAGCTCTTGCAGCTAACTTAGCATTGGATGTATTTTCATACAACCAACCTTGAATAGTAGGATCTTGTTCTTCAGCCCATTTATGAAAATCATCTTGTGAACGAATCTCAGTAAAATCTGGGTGAAGTTTTAAAAGTTCTACTTCAGCTTTTTCTTTAGCAATTTGCTCTTGTTGGAGTTGTAAATTTTTATATTTATTTTCAAGATCTGCAGTTTGAGTAGTTGCTTTGTTCATAGCTATGGTCTCAACCATATCATAAACATCGGGGTACTCTTTTCTCCATGCCTCTAACTCTTCTTTAGACTTAGGTGGCACAAATTGTTTAGTGCTTGATTCTAGTTGTGAACGTAAAGAATGAAGTTCATCCTTGTGTTTATTAATAGTAGAATCATAGTGTTTTTTCAAATCGTCATAACGTTTCTTAAAAACACGATCTTCAGCATTAGCAGGGCGTTCAGCGATAGGAGTAGCCTGTTGTTCTGATTCGTCTGCAGTCTCTTCAGATGCATCGGTGTCCTTCTGTTCGGTTTCTGCGGTTGCCTGTTGTCTTTGTTCCCTATGAAACTTAGATAGTTCACCTTTTGCAAATGCTTCAACTTCTGGATCATCTTTACCTCGATCTTTGTTGTACGGATTTGCTTCCTGAACTTCTACTTTAGTTTCTTCAGAAACTTTTTCTTCTTGTTTTTCCATTACTTTTACCTATTGGGTTGAGTGCCTTATGGATAAGGGTAGCTCAAAAACTATGTAGTTTGTGGGCTAGTCATTAAACCTTGACTAGGTGGCACATTGTTTTCATCTTTTCGAACCATTTGCTTAAAATTAGCTACTGATCCAAATCTATCAACAATAATACTTGTTGGTATACTCACTGTGTTTTCTTTAACTCCAAACTCAGGGAACATATCTTGTCCAAATACTTTGTTGAGTACATTTTTAAAAGATGGTGTTAAATGAATATTTAGTATTCGTTTATCATCATCTTTCAAATTTGATAAATCTATTTGTGGTTGTGGTCTTTCTACAACTCTTTGTTCTGTAGCTCTTTCTTCTATAGCTTTAGTTGTTGGCATTTTTAATGGCCTTAATGCTGCTGGTTTTTTATTCATTATACCAGTAGTAGTAAATGCTGTTTGATTAGTTATTGGTTGTCCTCTATAATCTACTGCCATTATCTTCTAAATGCTGCGTGTTGTCCTGTAGTCATTCCACTACCCAGTTGAGTTCCACCAGCATTACCTCTATTATTATTATTATTGTTATTATCATTGCCACCACCCTGACTTATATTATATTCTGGATGACCTGGTGGAGGTTTAGATGGTGCTTTAGGTGGTGCTTTAGGTGGTGAGTCCTCTCCTGATCCTTGATAATCAGCACCATACATGTACTCATCATCTATTTTAACACCACCTGCTTTTTCCATTCTTTTATTAACTATACTCTCGCCTTGTTCTGATACTGCACCAAATCCTGTATAATAATAATCTTCTTGAGCTGGATCATAATATGGATCTACAAATTGAGATCCTGCATATACAGCTGCTTTGTATACAGATCCTACAACTGGTATTGAACCTACAATAAATGATTTAAAAGGATTTAATTTTGCATTTATATAAGCATCAACAGAACTCATTTTTAATTTTTCTTTAAGTGTTAATCCACCTATAATTTTTCCATCATCATCTTTAGCAGCTGCAGCTTCAAAACTTTGTTTAAAAAATTTAGATTGTTCATCTAGATTGGGTAGATTATTATCAGAATCTGAGTCATTATTTTGAATATAAGTTTGTAATATTTTGTATTGTTGTTCTGGACTAAAAGAATCTTCAAAATCAAAATCAGTCATGATACTTCTTTTAGGAGTATATTCTCCAACAGTAAAATTATCTGTCTTAATAACTGGAGCTGATCCAGTTGTAGTATTCTTAACTAACGAAGGATTACCTTGTGCGTCATAACTTAATGAATACTGTACTGACATTAATCACCCTCTTTACTGCGTTTGTTTGCCGTTGGTAGATTGAGGATCTGGCGAAGCAAAACCAGCTTCCCCTGGCATCGGAATATTGCCGACTCCGATGTTGCCACCTCCATTTCCTGTTGGATCTGTGACTGCAGCTCCTGCAGGTACTTCTCCAGTTGTTGCCATTGGACTTTGTTCTCCAGCAGCGGTTGTATTAGCTTGATTCCCATTTGCCATTCCCATTATTTGTGCATAGATAGCTGCTTTCTCTGGATCATTAATTAATTGATCAGGATCGATATCTAATGCTTTTGCTATTTCTCTTAAACATGTATGCCATCTCACAAAAGGTGCTAGAGCAGGATTAGCTGCTGTTTGCATAAATGTCATGAGTCTTTGAGATCTAACTTCTTTCTGCATTAAAGATGATGTACCTCTTGCTTTAATTTCAAGATCACCTTTTATTTTTGGCATGTCAGCATTAAACTGCATGTTCCAATGAAAGAAACTATCTCCTAGGGGTTTGAGTAAATAGTCATCTATATTTTTAATAACTGTTTTAATACTTAAAGCTGCAGCACCCATAAGCATTGACATACCCGCTGCAGTTCTTGTAGTTGATTGTACACCTGTTTGTCCATGTGAATATGAAGGTATACCAGTTGCTTCATCAGCTAACTGTCTAAATCTATCAAACATCATCATGTTTTCCTGTGTGCTATTAGGAAATTTAATTGCATTAATAGATGTTCCTGGTTGTCCACTTTGTCTTCTAAATATTTTACCAGGAAATATTTTCATATCTTGTCCAGGTACAAGTTGTGTTTCATCAACATCAAATACCATATTACCTGCAAGTGCTAAATTATCGATAGCCATTCTTGCATGACCATTCATAATTTGTTGTGAGTCTTCCATATTTTCTGGAACACCAACACCAAAGAATTGATATGGATTTAATTCATAAGGGCATACCATAAAAGGTATTCTAGTAGGAGTAAATGGATTCTCTACCATTCTTAAAACTTTACCACCACATATCCAAGCATTAATACTAATTACATCTTTATCACTCTCAATGCCACATTGTGTTGCTAAGTCTTTATCTACTACACCCCAATATTCTAATACTTCAAATCTATTTTTGTATATTGTTTCTACAGTTTCTCTATTGTATAAAGAAGATTCATATCCTCTAACTTGATAGTTAGGTCCTTCTTCTAAACAATGATCAATAGCTTCCTCATTAAAGAAAGGCATTTTTCTTAAATCAGAAAACTGTTGTTTGTTTAATGAATGTCTTTGAATTACATAATCACAATCATTTATATTTGTTGCATTTGGATCTGAATAAAAATCCCAGCAAGATACAGCTTCTATTTTAGGAACTGTTTTAATTTTTTTAATATAAATAGATGTATCATCGTGTTCTTCAAATGAATGATATTCTTTGTCAAAACTAAATGGACCTTTTAATATACCAGTACCTAATAGGCACATTTCAAAAAATACATGTCTAAGAGTTGTAATAGCTGTAGATTCTTCTAACTGATCATGTATTAATTTTTCTAAGTTCTTTGCACCAATAGCTGCAGGTTCTATTTGTGGTTCTCCAGCATTAGCTGGTCCTTCATCAAAACCTACATTTTGATATTCTTGTGCTAAGTTTTGCATTAGCATATCAGCTGTAGCACCTGGTGGTATTTCTCTACCATCACCTTTAAATCCATATGGATCTGGTGGTTGTTGTGGTGCTTCAGGTTGTTTTGGTTTCATGTGTGCGTATTCAGAAATATCTTCTGGCACAGGTGTAGGAGCAACTCCTAATGGAAATTTTCCAGAAGAAAATAATACTTCTATGATTTGTCCAAACGCAGCTAGTACTTTAGTCTTTGTTACTTTAACAAAAACTCTAGACTTTTCATTTGAACGAAAAGCCATCTCAGGTCCATAAACTCCTCTATAGTTTCTATAAGCCTTTAACCATCTCTTTTCATCAAACAGTCTTGATGTTTCTGCTTGTTGAAACTTTTCTCTTATATGTCCTACAATAGGAGAAGATTCACTGATTCCATCAGTTTTTTTATCTTCTTCGTACATCTAAATTAGTAATCTCTTTCTTCAGCCATTCTAAAGATCGCTGGGTCTACTTTTGATTTAGACTTACCTTTAGCATCATTACCATCACCACTTGTAGCTCCTTGTTTTACTTTAGCATTAGGATCTATTGCCATAGGCTCATTAGGTGCTTTTGGTGTGTCAGGTGCTAACTCTCCATGCATGTATCTTTTCATCATTTGGGTTTTCTCCTCTTTTTTTTCTTATTGCTTTTTTTATTATATTTCTTTTTTCTAGTGCCTGCATATACTACAGGTATAAAATTACTCTTAGGTCCAAGACTCATTAATAGTCTTTTTCATCTGCCATATTAAACAAAGAATCTTGAACATGCTCTGATCCAGATTTAGTTGGTACAGTTGGATCATAGTCATACTCCTGGTATTTTTTAGGTGCATGTTGAGAAAAGTCAATAGTATCGTGTGGCCTGTTAGGCTGTTTGCCATCAGGTGCATCACTTAACTGACCTTGTTTAACTTTAGCTTTTGGATCAAATTTTGTTTCCATTGCTGTCTCCTATATTTTTATTTTCTTAATTTTAATTATATTTTTAGTAGGGATTACTGTATGCCCACCACCCTGCTTTATCATTCCATTATCTTCAAATATAAAATCTGCCATGATAACAGTTGTTTTACTATTCTGTTCTACTAACCAACCAAAGCTACAGCATACAGCTGTCTTTGATTTTTTTATATCTGGTATATCAGACCATTCACATGATCCAACAATATCTTCCCAATATGCAATAACTAAATCATACGGAAAAATTTTTTTATTTATTTCTGGAAGTTTTCTTTTTAACACCTTTTAGTTTACCAGAATTCTCCATGGCATAAAAGATAGACTCACCTTTTTTTTTACCATATCGTTTAGTCATGGATGTTTTAATTTTTTTACCTTTCTTATTTAGGGGCATGCAATACCTTACCTCTATTAGGTCCTTTCTTTAATCTGTATTCTTGTGTTCCAGTCGCACCTATATTAACTTCTCTTCTACATAATTTAGATAACAATTTTTCCATTGTTTCTTTTTTAATAGAAGATATATGTGATAACACTTGTCTTGTAACTCTGTTCATACTAATACCCAAATTTACTATCTGCTGTTTCAAAACTATTTTCAAATGATGGTCTAAATCTTTGTGCAAATTTAGGGTGCATAGGTCTACTCATACAACCATAACGTAATGCATCGTATGCGT